AGACAAATACCCTCTGCGATTCTTATCAGCTATGAAGTTTATAAAGTTGTATAAATCAGATACATTCTGCATCTACGTTAAGTTTCCTATATAATACGCTTCTTAAAAGGGCTTAACGAGTCTAAGTAAGGGTTTTCTAAACAGTAATAAGGTCATTATTACTATGATTGCTAATAACTTAAATTTGGTCTTTTTGGTAGATTCAATCTTGTTTTTTAAATCGTATATCTTTCTTTCTTGATTTGCGCAAGAATCTATTAATATAGCCTCTTTCGCTCTGTCTACAACAACGTGAGTCGTTTGTTTATTTATGGTTCTAGTAGGCACTTGACCTAACCATTTAACCCATAAGTTGCCATTCTCCAAGTAAACACTAAAGTCATTTACAATAGTATCCAAATGACATTCCATTGGCATATTAACTTTAAAGCTGTCGTGAATAACGGTATCTTTGTAGATAATAGTATCTTTTAATATTTCTTGTGTGATCGTGTCATTAGCGCATTCTCCACGTAGTATAACTTCTCGCTTAACTTGCGCATAATATTTTGGCGTTGTAAGGACTCTCTTAACAGGATTACAGCTAAATGTAATAAAGCTAACAACACCCAATAAGAATATATAAAAAACCTTTTCACGCATAAATTATTTTCTTTTCTTAAGATTTTTTTTAATTTGAATAACATAATTAATTATAGCAAGAATAGAAACAATAACACCTAATACGAATGTTGTATTTGTTTTATCTAAGTTTGCTAAAATATTCAATATAATGCTTGACCAAAGCAAGATATGGTTATCCTGCGTCTCGTTACCTGTGATCATTAGAATAAAAGCTTTTTGTAGTTATTAAATCTTTCCACTCTATCTGCAAGTCCGTGAGTTCCACCGTTAACTCTTTTAGTTATTTTTTCAACAGTAGAGCTGTCTCTCAAGTTGTCTGTGTCAGCAATCTTACTTAATCCGTTTTTATTCCAAAACCAAATAGCACTTAGTCCTGCATATTTATCTTCAGCAACTTGATCTGGATTTGTTAATATAGATGGTTCTTTAGCCCATTCACTAAACGCTTTATAATTATCTTTACCAGTTAATTGGATGTATCCACGTCCTTTAAACTTCCAACCATCTTTACTTGCTTCATCACCGTTACCCATACGATTAGCATAAACTTTAGATGCAATCTTTTCTGGGTTTCTATTATATGCTTCAGCAGATGCTGGAGTAAAATACTTAGGGAAGATCTTTAATAATCCGTCTTTACCGTAGTTTAAGTTTTCTGACTTAAATTTAAACCCACCTGACTCGTGAGCTGCTTGCGCTAAAAAGTGTGCTGCTCTTAACGGAGTATCAATATCGTGAGCAATCATATCGTCTATAAGAGTCTGAGGAACAAGCCCTTTTAATTTATCAAACATTTCCATAAAATATACTCATATAATACGCACTTTATAAAAACTCAAAGCCCCTAAGAATAGGGGCCGTTGAGCAACACAAACACATCTTTAAGTTATTTCTTAGCTTTCTTTTTAGCTAATTTTGCATCTACTAATTTATTCATCTGATCAAGTACAGCTACTTGTTTTTTCTTGTCAATAAAGTCTGCGAATTGTTCGTAAACCATATCGTCTTCAAGGTCTGCAAGCTTCATAATGTCTCCGTCAGAATCTGTCCATTTTAATTTAGATTCTTCTACGCTAACGTAAGCAACGTCTAAAACAATAGCTTGTGCAACTAATGCTTTGATTCCAACTTGCTTGTCATTAATGCGTTCCATAAAATCTTCTGGTTCACCTTCGGCGTAATCCTCAATGTTAAATCTCATTTCCTCTTCAGAAAGTTCTGTATCGTAACCAAGTAACAATGTTAAATTGAATACTTCTTCTTTAGATAAAGCAGCTGCTTTGATTAAAGCATCTCTCTTCATACGTAAAGCTTGACGGTTTTCCTTAGCCTCCGCTTCAAAATTAACTCGCTCTAAAATAGGGTGAATCTCTTCATCTCTATTTGCATTAGCTGAATTAAACGAAGCAAGCTCAAGATATTGGAATAATTCATCATCTTGTGAATTACCAATAGTTAAATGCAACATACCTGCATTCTCTTGTGGTGATGCCCAAACTCTTCTTACTCTGTTAGGAATTGGATTTCCAAAATGATCTACACCAGATACTAAACCTATTTCAACCCATTCGTTTTTACCTGGATCAAAACATTTAGAAAATGGAGGGATTTTTAACTTGGCTTTATATACAGACTGACCACTCATTGGGTCTTCGTATATATCTAAAAATCTGTAGGAAATTTGCGTACCTTTTTTAGGTAAAGCAATAAGCTTTTTTAATTCATCAGAGAAGTCGTTATAGACTCCTAACTTTTTAAGTGCCATTTGTGTTTTGTGTTTTGTGTTAAAAAATGTTTGTGTGTTTTAAGTGAAGATTAGAGGGGGCGAACCCCCTCCTTTCCTCAAGTTTTACTATGCTAAGATATTAGTAATTTTAGCAAATTTGTTTGGAGCAAATACTTCAAGACCCATATTTGAAGTCCAAGAAACTGTTAAGCTTTGTTCTTGGTTTGTAGGGGTTGGAGCAAGAGCACCAGTCATTAATTCTGCTGTCTCTACAGAACCTGTACCAGGAGCTGGTTGAGCCATATATTTGTAACGGAAGTAATCGTTCATTCCACCACCAACAGTTTTTACTTTACCCATTGGTAAGAAGTAGATAGATTTAGCGATTGGTCCACCAGTGTAGTTGATAACGTCAGTATTAGATAATACTTTGAACGCTTTCAAGTTATAAGTGTAACCACCGTGCATAAACTTCTCAGCTTGTAAATCGATCTCACGACCATTAACACTTAACATACCAGAGTTAATACCAGATTTGTAGAAACCGTTATTAGCAGTTGATTGAGAAGAAAAACCAACTGGAGGAGTTGCAGTATTTACGTTAGTAGTAATTGTAGCACCAGAACTTGGTAAGTTTTTCAAGAAATCAGAAATAACTGCAACAGCTGGATTAGAACCTGCGATCATATATTCCATTGGAGCACGAACAGCAGTTAATTGAGCTTCTAAGTCAGATAAATCAGATAAAGTGAAAGTACCAGCAGTAGTAACTGAATCATTAATACCGTAGTTAGTGATGTAAGAATCCATACCACGAGTAGTTTGAACACCATAACCAGTAGTACCTTGTAAGTAAGGAGGAGTTGCAGTTGCTGTTGGACCATCTACGTCAGCAAATAAAGTGTTTGAAACTTCACCTAACCACATAGCCAAAGAAATATCACCACGGTGTTTTTGTAAACCTTGGATCATTTCGTAAGGTAAGATGTATGGTTTACCATTGAACTCTAACTCGATTTTAGAAGCGTTCTGAACGTCTGTAATTTTAATTGCATTACGGAAGATTTGAACACGGTTTTGTAAAGAGTTAACTGACCAACGGCGAGTACCTGGCTCAACTGAACCCTCTTCTTGCGCATTAGAGAAAGCAGATAACTTAACACCATTCATTGCAGCTAAAGAAGCAGCTAAAGCTGTACCAGAAACTGATTGAACTTTAATGATAGCCGCAGATTGTTTTTCTTGAACACGACCAACTGCTCCACTAGGGAATTTTAACAAATCACCAACTAAAATAAAGTTGTAATCAGCAGTAGATAAAGGGATCAAAGGAATAGTTGTAGTTCCAGTTGGAACGCCAGCTACTGTTAACAATTTGTAAAGATTGTCATTGTAGAATGAAGTATAGAAAGGAACCGCAGTTGCGTCTTTTTTTCCTGCCATATACATAAAATCTAACCACTCAGCATCGTCTTGGATGTCGATAAGTTGGTTATAAATCTCTCTTTGGTCTAAGAGAGCCACCGCTGATGCGGTATACTTGTTGGTAGCACCTGCTACACCATTGCCGTAAGTAAACGCCATTTTGTTTTAATTTAAAAGTTTTAAAAAATTGTTTTATATTTTAACCACCAAATGGTTTCCCATCGATAGCTTTTATCACGAATCCAGAACCTCTTGATGGAGTCTGAACAACATCCTCTGCCTTAGTATTTTTAAGCTCATTAAATAATCTTTTTTCTCCTAGGGATTTACCATAATTGATTAAAGATTTTTCTACAGCAGCTGGGTTGTTTGCATATGTCCAAGCTTTCATCCATTTCTTCATATCCAATTGACCATCTTGGCCAACGAATTTTTGAAAGAACTTGTTTTGGTCTAATGTTTCACCCAAGAAGTCAGCATTTTTTTCTACCTCAAAATTCATTCTGTTTTCACCGTCTCCAAATTCTACAAGCCTGCTCGTCTCGAATTGCTTGAAGTCTGGTAGTGAGGTTAAATGACTCTTGAAGCTTTCTACTTGTTGCTGAATTGCCTCCTGTTGAGCTTTCAACTGTGCTTCAAATTTTGACGCTTCGTTTTCAAAAGTTTTTGGTTTGTATTGAGACTGTTCAGCTTTTAATCCATCTCGGATCTTGTCTGCCTCTAGCTTCATCATCAAACGTGCAACTTTATCATCGTCTTCGTCACCTGTTATTCCATACTCTTTCTGTAGAGTCTTCTGTAATATCAGATTCTTTTCTTCTTCACCTAAACTTGGATATTTAGAATCGATCTGAGTTTTAATGATCTCTTCGTCTGTATACAAGTCATAGTTTGTATTCGTCTTAATTAAGAACTCGTCAAGCTGGTTAGTTTTATAAGCATCGATTAATTGCTTTGCATAATCGTCTTCTTGTAAACCTAACTTCTCCCAAGGATCAAAAACAATTGGTTCTTGAGTAGCTTGCTCTTGTGAAGATACTACGCTTTCTGTTGTATCTTCTGCTCTATAAACTGGAACTTCAGGCGTTTCAGTTGTTGCATTTTCTGCAACAGTTGAAGTTTCTTCTACCTTTGTTTCAGTAGGTGCTTCCTCAAATTGATTTACAGGTTGGTTGTATTGAACCCCTGCACTTGAGTGCTCACCTTTTATTGTCCATTTTCCTTCTCCTGCAAATGGATTCTCTTGTGGAGCTTCCGCTTGTGGAGCTTGTGCTTCTGCAACTGGAGCAGTTTGTTCAACTACTTGTTCAGCTACTTGTGCCGTTTCTTGTGTGTTTTCCATTTGTGTCTGTGTTTATGTTATGAATATATTACGCACCTTGTTGATTCTGAAATGCTAACATATCTTGCATTTGCTGTTGTTCCTCACTCATTTGCGCTCCTTGTTCTTCTTGCGCACCTGCCATTTCCTCTTGCATACCTTGTTCTTCTTGCATTGGATTAGCAGCATTCATTTGCTCGTTCATTCCCTGTTGCATCATATCTGCACCTTGAGCAGCTGGAGATTGTTGATTAGCATTTCCTAAGAAAGAAAATCCTGAAGGCTCTTGAATGTTTAATTGTTGACCTCCTGCTGTTTCTGGAGCTACTCTAGATTCTAATTCTGCTGGAACGTCAATCTCACCCATATCTTCCATTTTGCCATCTTGCATCAACTTGGTTTTGTTGTCTCTGATATTAGCAGCATCTCTTTCTTTAGCTTGAACAAACGAAGACTCAACTCTACCTGTTGCAGAAATTCTTTCTCTCTCTAAATCAAACTGACCACGCAATTCAATTAAACGAGCTTCCATATCCGCCTTTACCTTTTCAAGTTCAGACTTCATTTGGTATTCCATTTGGATAGTTTGTTGTTTAGCTTGCTCAGCTACCATAGCAGATTGTTGTTGGATCTGACCATTCATTTGTTGAGCTTGCATTGCTTCTTGTTGCTTCTTCTCGTTATTCTTTTTAACTTTATAAGCTAAGAATAATTCTGCTTGTTTAATATTTTGAATGTTATTTAAACGTATAACATCATCAATATTAACTTGACCAGATTGTAAAGCAACTTTAACTAACTCATCTAATTTAGCCTTTTCTTCAGCTGTAGGTTTGTCTACAATTGAAATACCATAAGTGTATTTAGAAATCTCTTGTGAGCGTTTTAATAGCTCTACAGTTCCTAAGCCTAATGAATTATCATAAGCTTCACCACCACCTCTTTTAATTACATCTTGCACACGAATAACAACTGCTTCAGCTAGCGATTGAGCAATAGCTCTATCTGCATAGCTAATATCGCTTAACGCATTATTAGTTCCAGATGCAGCTAATTGTGCAACTGTAGTTAAGAACTTAGGATTAGGCGTTGAACCGTCTGTAAGTTCATTTAAACCTAGAGTCTGACGAATCATATCTAGATTATTATTAATCATATTCCAATATTCAGAAATAGCATTACCTACACCACCTTCTAACTGGTTAATAGCTGGAGGAACTTGTCTTCCATCTGCTGCTACTGAACGACTGACTAACACACCTCTTTGTAAATACAAATCAATGATATCAGAAGGACTCATAGCTTTTCCTCCACCAGATAAACTTACTTCTTCTAAGGCTGCAAGGTTAATATTAAAACCACGTGGAACAGCGGTATTTAATTCGTGTTGTAATCTATAAAATGCCAACTGAATTGCATCAGCGTAAGGAATAATTGCTTCCATACGGCTAAATGTCTTCATATCAAAGAAATCAACTGGAGCGATATGGAAACTAGATTTAGCTCTTGCTATGTTAATTGGATCACGTTTAATGTTCCATTGTTTACCATAGTCAAAGCAAATGTTAGTTCCAACAATCCATTTAACTCTATATATACCTACAACTTGTTTTCTTTTAAACTTTTGTTTTTTATTATTTGTATCTTCAAATCCAGCTCTTCCAAAAATAGTATTTCCTCTACGGTCAACTCTTTCTTCTCTAACTAAATCATCTGTAGACATAATCTCAAGATCCAATACTTGAACCTTTCCTTTATTCCAAAAGTCATTATATGTACCATAGTATGCATTACCTACTGGCATATTTCCACGCCATTGATTTGCGTTTGCATACTTATAAATAAACTCAATATCTTCTTTGGTTAACTCACCATTGCTCATTTGAATTAATTGAGCAACAGGAACCTCTAATACCTCACCTGCATATCTTAAATCTCTAAAGTCAGGGTATGTACAGAAATTAGATAAGAATCTTCTAGGGTCTACTCTTCTAAATCCTACTAAACCATCTTGTTCGTAATCTTTAAATATAGCAACA